GTTGCCGTTCCTAGTTGTCCTATTGATTGACCAAGTGCACCAGTTGTTTGACCCAACTGTCCAGTAAGTTGAGCTTGTCTTAATTGCTGTTGTGCTGCTTGTTGTGCGGCATTTTGTGCTTGAGCAAAACCTTGAGATCTTAATTGTGACCCAGTTCTAGCTTGTTGATCCATAACATTTCTTGCTATTTCTGCTTGTGCAATACCTTGTCTTGACCCACCAAAAGCACCTGCACCTACGGCAGTTCCACCTAGTTGGTTTTGTTGCATTTGTCCTTGTCTTGCTATATCTGCTTGTTGTGCTGCAATAACGGATTCTGTAAAAGGATCCATAAAGTCTTGATAAGAAGTAGGTGTATAGTCGGCTTGTCCAGCTCGATCTATCGCAGTTCCTATAGTTCCAAGTCCAGTACCAAGAGCCTCGATCCCCGTTCCAAGAGCTTGAGATCCTTGTTGGAGATAAGGTTGAAAAGAACCGACACCTTGCATTGCACTTGTTATAGCTTGTTGTTGAGCATCAGAAAGACCAGCTACTTGTTGATCAGCATAAGGCATTTGTGAACCTTCACCCGTTAATGCTTTTGCACTAGCAAATATATCGGATAAATATTCTTCTTGGAAAGGAGCTAACCTTACAATTTGTTCTTGTTTAACTTCTTGTGGATCTGCCATTATGCGGCTCCTTCTAATTGTGACATCATGTCATACATTCTTGCAGCACCGACATTTCTATCCCCACCGCCTGCACCACGAACTGCTTTTGCAGTTAAAACAAACTCACCATCTGATAATCTAGCAGGAACAGAATCGGATGTTCCTGTTCCAGGCCCTTCAACTTCGCCTCCTGCCGCCGCAAGAATGCCTACATCGTCCTCATTGTTTCGTCTGTTTCGTCTGTTTCTATTATCTTCAAAATATTGTCTACGCTCATCTTCATCATCTAAATTATACATCTTATCGCCAATTCGTCCATACCCTAGTCTAGTTTTACCTACTGGGTAATCACGCATTTTTTGACCAGTTTTTTGTTCTTCTTCGCCACCTGCTAAACCTGCTAAACTTAAACCTGCTATACCAGCAGTTAATGCTTTGTTGTCTTTTACAAAATCACCTATTTGATTTAAAACTCCACTACCACCAGCTTGTTGTATTGCTGAAACGGGAGTTGTAGTTGTTTGATTCATCATCATTTCTGGACCCGATATATTACTCATGCTTCCAGTGGACGCAGGTAATTTTTCAAAACCTTTACCATACCCACTCATATACGCAGTACCACCTGCAAGTGCTGCATTTAATAAAGCTTGTTCTGTGTCTTGACCAGCTGCAAGAGAACCAATACCCGATCCAATTGAAGCCCCCATTGGACCACCAAAGTACATACCAATACCTGCTCCGATAATCGGGGCAGCTTTCTTTAGTGTCTTAGTGATGTTCTTAAAAATACCCATAGTCTATACTACCAATTAATCGTTTATTTTTCAATCCTATAACGCTGTTGTATTTCTGCTCTGTGCAAACTCTTGTATGCTTGCTACAACATGTAATCTATTTCCTGTTGCCGCTTGGACTTTTAATATTTCTGTGCCTTGTAAAACAAGATTATGTGTTAATAACTCGACTGTGGCATTAGCACCCACTGCTGCAACTTTAAATAAGCTGAAAACATCGCTACCATTTGTAAGTGTTACTGTTATTGTATCTGCATTACCCGAATCTTCTGAAACTAAAATAGAATTAATAACAGAAGCATTGAAATCTGCATCACTAGGAGCAGTATAAAGAGTGACTACACCAGTACCTGTTAGATCAGCTTTTGCATTTGTTATATTCTGTATATATTGAGGTATCGCAGTAATAAACATTATCGTCTTCCATCTGGTCGTATATCCACACGAGGAGTTCCAAGTTTCCAAGACACTCCTTGGTTCGTGGACTCTAGTTTCATGTTAAAAGCTCTACCTCTAAGTCTAACATCTACAATATCAGTAAACTGTTCTACTGGAGTTGATGCTGTTCTAGTTGATGCTCCAGAAGAATTAGTTGCATAGGGACTTCCAGGTCCATTCCTAGCTTGTAATGTAAAAGTTACAGTAGGGTTTTCTTCTGATGTTGATCCTTCGAATGTAACGTCTGGTATCAACTGACGAATAAAATTAAATTGATACCCATCTCCTATATCTATCTGGCTAGATTCAACGGATGCAGTCATAGCAGAACCATCGTCATCGTTACCGTTTTCATGATCAAATAAATATTGAGAACCTGCTCCAATAGGAAACTGTCTTACACCTCTATCATGCCAAGCAGTTCTACTTAGTGTTCCGTAGTACCATGTTTGATTAGCATAATTAAAAATAACATATTTATCATTTTCACTAGAACTAGCGGAAGGATAAAACCACCACACCTCTGACCATTGTGAATTCACACCAGCACAAACTTTTTCACTTTCAGAAAAATTAAAATCTAAAAATACTTTGTCTCGTACAGTACAAGGTAGTTGTTGAGCTCTTCCACCATTGAAAATATAAAAGTTTTCTTTACCCATCCACAGAACACTTTCATCAACAGCTATAGCAGATTTGGAACTTATGATAGTTATGTTTTTGGATAGTTCTTGTAAACCAAAAGTAAAAGGAGGACCTATAAATCTCATAGAAAAAAGACTTCTATCTGTAAACACTAGTATTTGTTGTTTCGTTTCTACTGCTTGTATAAATTCAGATCCACTACTTAGTCTTAAATCACCTGCTGTGTTTGTCGCAGTAGGAGTAAAATCAACCAAAGACTCTTGAGAGCCAAAACGTATTAACAATGGATCTTGGACCGTGGTTCCCAGAGTGTTGGCTCCAAAAACAATAATGTGTCTGTCTATATCAGAAACCATAACTTGTCTGCCAATTGTAGGTACATCAGAGGCACCAGATTCAGAAGAAAGTGCCACAGCTCTTGAGTTCAACCCGTCTGATTTATCCCAATAAAAAATACCACCATCTCTTGGATTTATAAGTAAATCCTCGCCAAAATTATCATGAGTCCACAAACGAACATTTGCAGTTGTTCCTGTGTCTGCTGCTTCTCCCCAACCAAAAGTTGAAAGATCTGCGTTGATTCCACTGAAACCACCCGCTCCCCAACCATTACCACCAACAGTTGTGTTAAGACCTACATTGATTTGATAAGAGGCATCTCCACCCGAACCACCATTACCACTGTCTGAACTATTTGCAGTTACAGTATTACCACTTGTATCTTTTGCAGTGATCACAAAACTATTAGCATTAGTTATTGAGTCTATTACATATTCTTGATTTAAAACATTGGCTACAATTAAACCACCTAAACTAGCGGCACCAGCGAAAGTAACAAAGTCTCCTTGAACGGCACCGTGAGAGCTATCAGTAACTGTGATACTTGAAGAGCCATTCGTAGCTGCAAAGGTTACACTGTTTGTTGAAGTTTTACGAATAGGTGTTACGTCCGTGAATACGCCACTTTCTTCTATATAATACTTTAAGTGTGTGCCTACACCCATGTAGTTTGAACCATCTAGTGCTACATAATTATGTAAGGCTCTCGCTGTTCCCAAATAAGTATTAGAAGAATGTTTAACCCAACCCCCTATTTTTTCTGGAAAAGGAGTATAAAATCTTACCTTTTCACAATCAAAAAAGCCACCTTCATTAGAGTAAGATGTTATCTCTCTGTTGATTCCTGGTTTGAATTTTAAACTGGTTAAAGGCATACTTTTTACTCTGTTTTAATTTTGTTCTGGTGACACTCGCATCAAAGAACCTATTGTACTGGTTGGTGATTCTTTAGGTCGCACTAAAACATACCACCCAGTAGCAATATATTTATCACAAGAATAAACGGCATTACCTCTATGGGTATGTGTAAAACTTGCAGGGAAAAAACAAACAGTACCTTTTTTTGGTGGTATTCTTATACCATATTCTAAAAACTCTGTTTCACCTTCACCCTCAGGTATATCATTTAAATATATTGTCCATGCTAAAACTCTTAATGGGTGATTGTTACCTGATTGATGTTCACAATGCCATACATGAAAGCCACCTTTTGGTTCTGTTTTTTGTATTTTTATAGAACAAAGTTCTATATTTTGAAAACCTAAAGATGGATAATCTTTTATGTATTTTTGTAAGTTTTCTTGAAGAATGTTTTTTGTTTCTTCCATTAATGTAGGATTAACAATTCTATAACCACCCATAGGAAGTTCTTGATCTTCTAAATACAAGACATGATCTTTTCTAAATCTTGATTGTGTTGAGTCTGACAAGTCTGAACGCATTCCAAGCTCAGGATCAAAGCCATACTCTGGGGCATCTTCAAAACAATTAAAGGCATTTATAACTTTGTCACAATATTCTTTAGATGCTCCATCTGTGTAGCTACCAATGAAACTGTTTTGTAGTTGAAGTTTAGGTAAAGTTTTTAATACAGTCATTTTATTCTGGTATAGGTTCAGTAGGTTCTCTATTAGGGTCATAATCTGCTATAGTTCCATATGTTCCTAATTTTGCTTGTGCAAGAATTTCTTTACCATGTTCTTCTACATCATTTGGCTCAGCCAAAAACATATAATAACCATCATTATCAGTCATTCCAAGTCCTTCATAGTGAGACCATTTTGCATCAAGCTCTATCATTGTATTCGCTGCATCTCCCCATCTAGGGTTTTTTGCACCAATTAAAGTAGCTCCAGTTGAGGCTATTGTTATAGGCATTTTATTCTCCTTCTTCTGTTATTTTAATATTAAATGTTAGAGCCATTCTGCTTTTACTTTGATTTGTTTTTACTTCATGTAACAAATCTGATTCCCAAAGTAAAAATTTTCCTTGAGTTGGCACAAAACACCATTCGGGAGAATTATATTTTGTGAAATCCATTTTATTAAAATTAGACCAAACATCATTATAAACTCCTCTGTTAAAAACTATACTACTACTATTTGGTTCTGAATAAACATAAAAATTACCACTGAGTTGATTATGTGGACTGTGAACATGACAAGAATGAGAACCACCTTCATACATTTCTGACAACCAAAACTCATTCATTTTTATTTTAGCATTGGTAGCATCAATACATTGATGCTTTAGAAACTCATTAACTTCATTATCCACAAATTTAAAAAAATTATTAAATTCAGATGTATGCTTGTTCATTATATGTGGTTGAAACCATGTGGTTTTACCATATAAATATCTTCTGTCTTCGCTTGTTTCTTCTAAGATTTGTTTACAAACTGGATATAATTCTTTTGCTAATTCGACATTTTCTGTGTCTCTTATGTATTTAGAGAATAAATCCATTATAAGCCACTACGAAATTCTTTGAAACAGTGTTGCAGTACCATTTGTAGCATTTCCAAAAGCTCTCCAAGTGCCACTAGCAGGACTTGATTGAGTTCCACCACTGTTACTCCAATGTCCTCTATACTGATCGTTATTGTTTCCATAATTTCCTGGAACTATAGTGTTGTTATTATTAACTGTTGCCGAAACTCTTAAATATCCAAAACTTGTAACAGTATTAGAAGACATCGCAGCTATAGTTGATGCGGCAGGTAAACTTGTTAAGTTTGATCCATTTAATGAAGGCAATGTACCACTCGCTATGTTTGCAGGCGTTAAAGACGTTAAACTTGCACCATTTAAAGCAGGAAGGTTTCCAGTTAATTTTGTTGCATCTAAAGTTTGAGTACCAGTTACTTGTACTCCTCCAACGAACATAGCCATTATATCATCTCCTCTAGCTTAAATTTATATTTTTTACCATTAAGTCTGTTTAAGATAAATAAATTATCATCTCCCTCTTGTATAGTCCAAGACCCTCTTGTTCCATCTACTTCGTTATCTCTTGTTTTAGTGTTATTTAAGTTTATATCACCAGTATATATGTCTTTCCATTGTAGAGAAGCAGATCCTAAATCAAAAGAATCATCTGTGGAAGGAAGCAAAGCACCACCAAAAGTAGCACCAACTCTGAAAACTGCGTTTCCACCTGCTGACATGTCAAGTGTAAGAGCAGTTATATCTGTAGAATCATCTGTTCCTTTAAATATAATATCAGCATCTCCTGCTGCAGCATCTATTGTAATATTACCAGATGATGTGGTTAAGTTAACTGCCGCATCTCCTGCTGCAATATCATCTGCTTTTGTTGTTGTATCAACAGTAGCAAAACCTAATGAGGCACTACCATCTGTTTTTAGGAACTGTCCAGCACTACCATCAGAAGTTGGATAAGCTAACCCAGATAAAGTTGCGGTGCCCCCTACTGACATGTCGTCTGTAACAGTAAGATCATCTTGTACTTTTAAATCAACAACATTTAATGAAGCAAATACGTCTGTAACTGCTGCACCAGAACCTGCACCATCTAAAGAAACAACCTTTGTATCTCCTGCGGGAATTGTAACATTCGCACCAGAACCCTGACTGATAAGAATGTTTTGTGATCCACTTGTTCCATTTTTAATTATATGGACTCTCTTCATTGTATTTGGACCGATAGTAATAGTACAAGCTGAATCTAATGTTCCAGTATATATTATATATAAGGCTCTTCCCGCATCTGAAGCACCATCCGCTATTGTGGTTGTATGAGTATCTGCATTTGTCGTTATAGCCTCTGTGCCAAAACCTAATGCTTCACCTAACAATTCTAAGTTGGTGTTTGTCGAAGCACCCCATGTGCCAGATTCATCCCCAGTTGCGATTTCTTTTAATCTGAGGTTGTTAACATATGTTGCCATTATGCTGCCCTTTCAATCCAATTTGCCAATTGTGTTGGCGTAATTAATCCGTAAACTTGTTCTTCTCCAGTTCCACCTGTAGCCTCAAGTCCTGTTAAAGATAACACAGAACCACCACTGATGGCAAGTGTTCCTGCCGAGATTTCCATTCCAGCCAATGTAACTGCGACACCCGCTCCACCTGTAACTGTCTCTGAACCTAATGCCATTGTTCCAACAACATTTGTTGTTGGTGCACCAGTAGAAGTAAGTATAGAATAAATAGCAGGAGTATTAGCTTGACCACCCATTGCACTATGAACACTACAATAATAATAGAGAGTTGGTGCTTTAGTGGCTACCGTTATCTGTGTATATGCTCCAGCATTTCCAGGTGTTCCATTTGTTGTTACACCAGTTGTGTATTCTGAACCACTATTATGTGTACCATTTGAAGTTGTGCTAAATCTTAACGGATGACCACTATTAGAACTATCGCTTTGATCGAAGTAATATGTATTGCCTTCAAAAAGTTCTTGTGTTTGTTGTTGAACGCCATCAATAAAGTATTTATTACCATCTCCAGCGTAAGCAACAGTAACAGTTTTTGTTACTGTGCTTGCTTCATAGCCACTAATAAAAATAGTACCAGAAGTACCAGTTAGAGCAACTAAATTAGAACCTACTTCTGAAGTATTACCTACAGAACCAGTGCCTGCTAATCCCGTTGCACTGAACTTCATTTGTGCATCTACAACTTCATTACCTAAAGAAGTTGTTCCTGCAACACCAGTAACACTAAGTGAGCTGTTTCCAAGTATTGTTGGTGCATTAACTTGACCAGTTGCTTGTAGTCCAGTTTGTTCGAGCCTTTGACCTACATCA